ATACAATCTATTTTGCCAGCTCGAATTTTTCATCGCGTTATCCGGAGTCAGCCAGTTCGCTGATAGCCCCTGATGGAACTTGCATTGCGCATGAAATCTATGGCAGAACCGGGGTGGTCGTTGCAGAAATTGATCCGGAAAAGGCAACGGGACTGCTGGCGGGAAGGTTCAGAAAAGATCTGTATGTCGACTAATTTCCCGATGCTATTTTAAAATAATATTTTCACTACGCATAATGGATAGTAAGTGCGCCCCTACCTTTGATATTATTAAGCCAAAATAGCTTGTTATGAGAACCCTTGTGTTATTGGACACCCTACAAGGGCTGTTTAGAGGATGGCAGCCCATACTGTTACCCGCATCTTACCATAAGCAAAACGCTTTCTAACAATTTATTGACCGGGTTAACTCCTGTCTGCAAAAAATCACGGGCATCCATGCCTGCCGGTGGTTTTGAAGCGGCTATTATTTTATCACAAAAAAAGCATCAAGAACGACTATGAGAGGACAACAATCGCTTTTCAACAATTATATTGAAAACCCTGTCAAGAAGACAACGAGGAAAGGACGTTCGGCTGATATGATAGCGCTCAGAGACGAATGCCTGCTGCACAGGTACTATTACCATATCAAACTGCTGGGCAAACGTTATGATACGGCTATCCAGGAATTGTCAGGTGAATTCTGGATCAAGAACAGTAACATTATTTACCGTCTGCAATGTAATAGTGAAAGACTGGAACAGATCATGAAACAAGAACAACCGGACCTGAAACAATTGAAAATACTATATCCCTGGTGGGCCTGGTAATAGCAATAAAAAAGCCGCTGCAATTTTTCGCAGCGGCTTTTTTATTTTGTTTTGTGAGATCGCTTTTAATTTCGTTATCAGGGTAACAGCTCAAGCGATGGTGTTGGGATCTCACTGTTGGTAGATTGGAGGGGATACTCATTAAAGTTCAGACTGTAAGTAAGTACCCGCACACGGAATGCATCATCCCTGTCTTCAGTGCTGAGCTTTATACGGGTTAATGGCGCGATGGTTCCATTGGTCCATCCCTGCAATGTCTGGTGCAATTTCAGCTCTGCTTCATAATGACTAAGCGCGGTGGGTGTATCCAGGAAGGCAGATCCGTTGGTAACCCTGAACACCATCCTGCATTGCAGCTCTCCCGATGCCGCCTGTATAAAGGAGCTTTGTTCCGAATAAGTAAGATTGGTGAAATCAATAAATACGCAGGGCCATTCGGAGGGACTGCCATTGTAATTCTCTGTTTGTGAAAGCTCAGGATATACACCCTTGATTAAAGGAATTCCGGTCACAATACGTTCTTCCAATGCAAGGAAGAGATTTGAAAATAAACTATCCATTCTTTATGATTTAAGTGATCAAAATGTTCGTTGCTTAACGGATGTAAAGGTCGTTTCAATACACTGCTTTTCCACTTCCACTTTTAATGATTGAACAATGATTGAAGAATGATTGCGCAATAAAAGAAGAAGCATTGTTTCCTGATTTTTTCAACGCGCCCCGATGTTGTTTCTTTGTATTGTAATCGCTTGCTGACAGTGCAGGTAAACGTAAATGAAAATGTTGTTAACCCAGATGATACTATTAAATGCAATTATACATTCAGACCCCGAGCAGACCGTTTTGCAGCGACTGGGCGACCAGGCATTTTCAGTGATTGTTCTTATAGGTATTGCATGGATCTTATGGAAACGCCAGATAAAACTGGAAGACCGTTTGACGCAATACCTCGATGATGACCGCGAAAAAATGCAGGGAGTCATAGAGAACAATACAAAAGTGATGGAACGGCTGGAAGATGTGTTGAACAGAGCAACTCCTTACAATAAATAGCAATTTTATACCAATTACAATGACCAAAAAAAGTAAGAAATGGGATTACCAAAAGTAGCAATTACATTAGGAAACGGCAACCTGGGCACACGCATTGCAACCGATGATGGTGTAGCAGGATTGGTACTGACCGGAGCAGCCACGGCCGGTCTTCCGTTGAACACCCCCAAAGTGATCTTCAGCCTGAGTGAGGCACAGGACCTCGACATTCTGGCTGCCGGCAGTAATGCCAGCGCACATCGCCACATTAAAGAATTCTATGACCTGGCAGGGGAAGGCGCAGAGCTGTACATCATGATCGTACCAGACACGGTAACGCTGACACAAATGGCAGACCTGACTAACGAAAATGGCGCCGCCAAACTGCTGGATGCAGCACAGGGCCGTATCAAATTGTTAGGCCTGGCCCGCACCCCCGCTGCATCCTACACACCGGTACTGGCAGATGGCCTGGACAAAGACAGCCTGGACGCCATTACAAAAGCGGAGCAACTGGCGCTGGCTTATGCGGCACAATACAAACCCGTACGTGTGTTGATCGAAGGACGTGAGCTGGATACCACCGGCCAGACTGTATTAAAAGACCTCCGTACCTATACCGCCAATCATGCAGGCATTGTGATAGGCAGCACCACCAACGATGGCAGCGCCTCTGTTGGATTAGTGCTCGGACGTGCAGCGGCTATTCCCGTACAACGTAACATCGGCCGCGTTAAAGACGGCGCATTACCCGTATTGGCAGCATATGTAAACACCACAAAGGTGGAAGACCTTACATCCGGCGATCTGCTGCATGACAAGGGTTACATCTTCCTGCGCACTTTTGCCGGTCGTTCCGGTTACTATCTGAACGATGACCCCATGTGCGCCCCCGTTACAGACGACTATAGTCAGCTGGCATTAGGCAGGGTAATAGACAAGGCCAGCATGGTCAGCTATCAGACCTATGTGGAAGAACTGAATGATGAGATCATCATTGATGAAAACGGCAGGATCAGTGTACCTGTGATCAAGTACCTGCAGAACAAGATAGAGTCTGCCGTAAACCTTGCGATGGTGGATGAGATCAGCTCTTTCAGCGCATACATCGACGCCAGCCAGAATGTATTGAGTACAGGCAAGCTCACCGTCAAAGCATCTGTTGTGCCGATGGGATACACTAAGACAATAGAAGTATTGCTCGGTTTCACTAATCCTGCTCTCCAGTAAAGCGGTTATTAACGAAAAAAAAAGAATCATATGAGTTTTGACAACAAAGAATGTACCTGGGCAAGCATGAAGGTAGTAGTGCTGGGTAGAGAATTGGTAGGTATACGCGCCATTAAATATAAACTGATACAGGAAAAAGAACACCTGCATGGCGCGGGAGATGAGCCTATCGGTATTCAACGTGGTAAGCGCACCTATGAAGGCGAGATCAAACTGCTGAAATTCGAATACGACATCCTGTCAGATGCTGTTCAGCAAGCTGGTGGAAGAGATCTCCTGGATCTCACGGCAGATATTGTTATCACCTACGTAAAAGATGCGTTGTCATCTCCGCGTACGGATATTATTCGCGGTTTCCAGTTCAAAGATTTTGAAAAGGGCTGGGAGCAAGGCGCCAAGTTCATGGAGATCACCATGCCGATCGTTTTCATGGGCTTACAACAGAACGTATAATCATCACATAGCACGATCACCTTATTGTAAAAGCAAACCAACACACTAACACACTATGACAATAGAAAAACCGGTAGCAATTACCAAAGATCACATTGAAGCCTGGAAGCAGAAATATAAAGACGTATTTAAACTGACCGCTGCCGACGGTAGGATTGGCTATTGCAGAAAGCCTAACAGGGATGAAGTAAGTTATGCCATGACCCTGATCGCGGGTGATCCCCTGGCCTATCATGAAACCATCCTGAAAGCCACCTGGCTCGGTGGAGACGAGGAAATACTGAATGACAAGTCTTACCTGTACGGCCTGGGTGCACAGCTGGATAAACTGCTGGAAGCGAAAAAGGTGGAAGTGGAAAAGCTCTAAGCGAGGCGTCCGGCGAATTTGATAAAAACCCCCTTGGGTATATTCAAACGCTGTTCGAATATTACCTGCCCCAGGTTGACACCTCGCAGCTTACTGATGCTCAGTGGGCAGAAAAATTTGCACAACTGCACGACATCCGGCAGCGGGAGTTAAAGGGATTGCCATTACTCTCAAGGTAGATCGTGCTAAAAAAACAGAAAAATGGCAGAAACAACAAGCGATGAATTTTATCAGATAAGCAAGGCTGCCGAACTTGCTTTAAACAAAGTTGCCCTCTTCCAGACCACAATGATATCAAATAATAAAACCCTGAGTTCGTCTTTAAACGAACTCGGGGAAAACATCGCCAAGGTCGGGAAAGCAAGTGCAGCTGCAGTTTCGGCCGGCATTGCAGATGCCGGGAAAAAGAAGAAGGACGACGAAAAGAAAAAGGATGAAGGCATGGAGTTCAAGCCGGATGCCGTTGTCACGGGCGCACTTCAGGGTGGAGCCGCCATGATTAAAATGGCGATGGACCTTCAGCAGACCCAAACCGCTTTTGAACAGCTCACGGGCAGTGCAATGACGGCCAAAGCCCTGATCGGCAGCTTGCAGACAATGGCTGTTGCTACTCCTTTCAATAGCAGTGAGCTGATGAAAAATGCAGAGGCTTTGCTGGTATCCGGCGCAGCAGCCGAGAACATAGTGCCAACACTCAATGTGCTGGGCGATGTAAGCAGGGGCAATAAGGATAAGCTGGATGAACTGACAAAGACCTTTATACAGGTGCAGGCAGACGGAAAGCTGACAAGCTCCACGATGGGAGAACTGGTGAAGGCAGGCTTTGACCCCCTGAAAGAAATAGCTCAAACGACAGGCATATCGATGGCCAAGCTACAGGAAGACCTGATGGCCGGAAAGATTTCCGCAGACCAGCTTACCAATTCCCTTATCTCGGCAACAGAACCCGGAGGACAGTTCTTCGGCGCTATGCAGGCACAAAGCGAAACAGCAGGAGGAAAATGGCAGGAGTTCAATGACCGTATGCAAATGGCCTCATCATCGATTGGTAATTCGTTAATGCCCATGGCAACGAACTTTATCAACAATGCCCTGCTGCCGTTTGCCGCCGGGCTCGAAAGAGCAGCCACCTGGCTTTCAAAGAACTCAGCGTTGGTAGAGGGACTGACCGTATTCATCGGCGCTGCTTTGATAGGATACAAACTCTGGGCAATAGCGCAGGGCGTTGTTAACCTGGCCATGAGCCTTAATCCTATTGGATTGGTGATAGCTGGCATTGCGGCACTTATCGGGTTAGTCATCTACGCATGGAATACATTCTCCGGCTTCCGGGGAACGATAGTAGGCACCTGGGAATGGCTGAAGACATTGGGCACACTGATCAAAGAAATCGTTGTCGAAAGCATCAAGTCATTGATAAGTGCTATGAGTGGCCTCGGAAAGGCAATCTCATTAATGTTCAAGGGTGAATGGAGCGAGGCATGGAAAGTAGGTAAGAGTGCCGTAAATGACCTTGTGAGCATGGAGCCGCTGGAGCGGGCCCGCGCAAAGGCGGGATCATTGGGCAAAGCATTTTCGGACGGATATGACAAGGGCGTAAAAATGAAGCCTATAAAGATGCCGTCCACTCCACCCCTGCCTAAGCTGAAGCCCAATGGTGACTATACCGGTCTGGGTCAAACACCTGTACTGGCCGGCGGCGGCACCCAGGTAGGAGGCAATGCGAAAGACAAGGTGGAAGGTATTACGGGCGGTGGTGCACGCAATATCATTATCAATCTGCAGAAGCTTTTTGATAACATCAACATCAGCTCCACTACTGTAAAGGAAGGTGTAGCAGATATGGAGCAAATAGTAACAGAAGCCCTGCTCCGGGTTTTAAATAGTGCAAACGCAATACCAGTTTAATTATGGCAGTCAGTTTCGATATACAACAGATCTTCAGGGATACCTGGGGCTATCATCCGCCTGTCTTCGATGTAGTCCGTCAGCCTGCGCAATCCATGAACAGGATTGATTACTTCGGCAAAGGCCTTTTTGGACGCCCTTATTTCATGCCGGTGAAACTGGGAGACGTGGAGCTTCCCAATCCGGTGATCCGGATCACCAATAAGAAGACCATTGTGGAAACCGCGATGGTAGGCCGCACGGGTACGGTAAAAGAGCTGATAAGCCTGGAAGATTATAAGATCAAGATCAAAGGCATCATTATCATGGAAGATAACAGCTACCCGGAAGCCGACATCAGGAAGCTCCACGATCTCTACAAGCAAAACACCAGCTTTCCAATCAGCAGCGCGCTGACAGATATTTTCCTGACGGATGACAATAAGGTCGTCGTTACAAATATCACCTGGCCGGAAATGACCGGTATTCAGAATGTCAAGACATATGAAATGGACCTGGTAAGTGATCATCCACTTGAACTAATTCTTAAATAATGTTCACCCTCAAATGCAAGATTATAATAGGCAAGTACAAGATGATGGCGGTGACAGACGTAAAGATAAAAAGGAGCATCTACTCCTTCCTTGATACCGCCACCATCACCTTGCCCACATCGGCTCGTTTAAAAACGGCGACACAGGATGTCCCGCAATCTGTTTCAACGGCCCGCAGCTTCCAGGAAGGAGATAAGGTAGAGATATGGCTGGGATATGACAGTGAGGATAAGCTTCAGCGTGAATTCAGCGGCTTTGTAAAAAGGGTGAATGCCGCCACTCCCTGCGAGATCGAGTGTGAAGGTTACAGCTGGCAGTTAAGACGAAAAAAAGTGCTTTGGTCAACCGAAAATGACAATACAAAGCTGAAAGACCTGCTGGCAAGGTTGGTGGAAGGAACGGATATCACCTTGAGTAAAAGCATACCAGACATGCCCGTGCAGCAGATCTGTGAAGGAGACATTAGTGGAACAGACGCGCTGGACTGGATCAAAAAGAACCTGTACCTCACTGTCTATTTTTCTGAAAATGAATTGTATGCAGGACTGGCCTATATCGAGCAGCCGGATAAAACCCATACTAAATACAGGATTGGGTGGAACCTGGTGAAAGATGATCAGTTAAAGTTCAGAAAGGCAGAAGATGTAAAGATCCAGGTCAGGGCCGTTTCCTTCACTAACAGGAATCAAGCCATTGTAGGACAGGCTGGTGACAGCGATGGACCTATCCGGACCATCCATGTCAGGAACATTAGCTCGCAGACAGAACTGAAGAAGGTGGCGGAAGCAGAAGCAGGCAAGATGAGATATGACGGCTATGAAGGAAAAGTAACGGGCTTCCTGGAACCCTTTGCTCTCCCGGGTTATCGGGTTATACTCCAGGACCCGAATTACAAGGAACGCGAAGGCACCTACCTCATAGAAAGTACTGAAGTGAAGTTTGGTGCAGGCGGAGGAAGGAGGATTTGTGAAATAGGCAGAAAAATAAGTAAGCAAAATGAGCAAACAGCAGTCACTACTAATTGAAGCGCTCAGGAACCTTAGCAGAGAAAAGGCGACCATCATCCCTGCACAGGTGCAGCGATCGGATAAAGCAAAAGGGACCATTGATGTGGTCACCTTTGATGGCCTGATGATACCAAATGTGCGCTTGCGCTCTGTGATCGATGAGGATGACAAAGGCCTCCTCGTATTTCCGGCAGATGACACCAGTGTGCTGATCGCCAGGATCAATAAGAGCGATTATTACATGGTGGTTGGCATACAGGAGCCGGAGATGATAAAATGCAGGATAGCTGAAAAGTACCTGGAACTGGATAAGGACGGGCTGGAACTAAGCACCGGAAATGACTCGCTGAAGAAATGCCTGGATGATCTCCTGGATGAGATCGTCACCATCTATGCCCCGATGAACAAGGCCGCCTTTACCGCTATCAAAGACCGATTAGCTAAACTTTTAAAATAATGTTATGCCCCTGAACAAAAGCGCATTGGAACAAAGTATCAAAAATGCTTTCAAAAGCATGAAAGATGCGGATACTGATGAAGAGCAGGGATTGAACCTGCTTTGTAATAAACTGGCAGAAGCTGTGGACACCTATGTGAGAACAGCTCAGATTAACTACATCACCGGTTTGACGGCGCCCAATGGCCCGGTAGCCGGTGTATTCAACGGTAATTTATCATGAAAGACATATTGTTAAATGAAGGCCTGGACCTTGACATCCATGCGGGCGACCTGGCAACCGGATTCAGCGATCTGCAGCATCAGCAGCTGTTGCTGATGACCAACAGGGGAAACATCAAAGAATTTCCCGCAATAGGCATCGACGCCTTCGGTTACCTGCAGGATAATGATACTTCCGCATTGCTGCGGGAGATCCGCAGACAATTCACCGCTGACGGGATGGAAGTAAAAACCATCAACATTGCAAATACCGGTCAGCTAAATATCGATGCAGCTTATGGAAACAGTTAATGTAAAACCCCACCAGTGCCTGCTGGACCTCTCCATGCAGTTGAAAGGCGGCATTGATGCACTGTTCGATTTTGCGATAGCCAATGGTATCAGCATTACCGACGATCTTACATCCGGCAGCACATTATGGGCGCCCGATATAGAGATCATTGACAGGCGCACATTCCAGACCCTGAGAGATGAAAAGGTAACACCCTCCAACGCCTACACTGCAGAAGACGAAGCGGCCATCAAAGGTGGTATCGGTTACATGGGAATACAGATTGATTTCCGTGTGAGTTAAAACAAAGAAAAAAAACTACTATGGCAAGAACAATCACCGAAATACAGGATGATATTATCAGCAGAATAACGGCAACAACAGGGCTGGCTGATCTGAACAGCAGCAGCAGAACGGCTATATGGCGGTTGTGGACCTACGTTGTGGCGGTAACGGCATGGGCGCTTGAAAACCTGTTCGATCTCCACAAGAACGAGGTGACCATACTTATCAACGAGAAGGCCCCGCACAGTCTGCGCTGGTACTCCAATAAGGCAAGAGATTTTCAGCATGGTTCCGAGCTGGTGCATGAGGAAGATTATTATGACAACTCCAACCTCTCCGAAGACGAAGTGGCGGCAAGAAAGATCATCGCTTTCAGCGCGGTAATGGAACAGGAAAAAGGTCTGCGGCTTAAAGTAGCCAGGATAGTGGATGGCGACCTGGATGCCCTGCTGCCTATACAGCTGGCTGCTTTTGAAGAGTATATGAGCCGCATCAAAGATGCGGGAGTGAACCCCCTTATCATTGAAAGCCGGCCGGCTGATAGTCTGAAGCTTACGCTGAACATCTACTATAATCCGCTTGTACTTGATAACACAGGCGCCAGACTTGACGGTACTGATCCCAACCCCGTAGGCAAGAAAGTAAGGGAATACCTGAAGAATCTTCCTTTCAATGGTACAATGGTGCTGGCTTACCTCGTGGACGCATTACAGCAGGTAGATGGCGTAGTGATCCCTCATATTGAACAGGCGCAGGCGCGATACGGAGCAATCGACTATATAGCATTTGACGTGAAATACAGTCCCGATGCCGGTTATCTCAGGATACTGAACGATGCCGATCTGCAGATCTCCTACACCCCACAAAGCGCAATCATATGAGTAAATTATTCGAGGTAGATCTCCCCAAACTGGTCAGGCTCTTATTGCCCCCGAGACTGAGAAAAGTAAGACATGTAGCCTGGCTGCAGGCGTTGACAAATCCGGTAAACTACCTGTACCAGCAGTTCCGGCGCAATCGAGACGCCAATCTTTACCGGCTGTACATCACGCCGCAGGTGGTATACATGGAAAGACTGCTGAACGACCGGTATGATATCTCCGGACGAAGGATCCAGGTTAAAGATGCTTTGGTCTACGAGCCGGAATATATCTACCAGGAGCAGGAGCTCAAACCGGTATACATCTACCAGGAAACAGAGAACAAGCCGGTATATCTGTTTACAGACTTTGAAATAGGCAGTGACTCAGTCGATTTCTTTGTGCTGGTACCAGCTGACCTGACCTATAATGAAAATGAAATGACAGCCTTGATCGACAATTATAAACTGGCCGGCAAGCGCTATAAAATTCAAAAAGTATGAACAAAGTAGAACAACTTACAAACCTCGGCGGGTTCCCGATGACCCAGTACACGCTGGATTTCATGCAGCAATCGTACCGGGATGCACTGGGCGGGCTGGCCAGGCTGGTAGGCAACGCAGTAATAGTGTCGGGCATGGAGGAAACCGGTAATACGGTGGCCAATGGCTGGATCAGCTATAACGGCGAATTGCTTCCCTTTACAGGCGGCCCCAAACAATCCACCTGGATCATTGAAGAAATAACGGAAGACCGGCTTTTTGCAGACCAGGTGAACCGCACCGTTTATTTTACCCGCAAGGCGAGGTTTGCAGCCGGCGGTATTCCTTACACGGACCTGCAACGGATAGAGACATTAACAGGTCTGAAAGGGGTGATTGCTGCACTGGATGCCCGGCTTACACAACAGGTGCTGCAGGTGTGGAAGAGAGGCGATATCATTGAACTGGATTGCAGCGGAGATTACCTGGCAGCCAACTTTGACGGCTCTGGCCTGGGAAGAAATGAAAGGGCCGGCTGGGCTCTCTGCAACGGCAACAACGGTACACGTAACAGAGGCAGCAGGTTTCCTATAGGTTATGATCCGTCCAGGTGGGAATATAATTCCATCGGCAATACCGGCGGACAGGAATCGGTAGCATTGAGCCAAGGTCAGATGCCGCCTCACATGCACACCGGCTCTACACGGGTATCCGCACGCGGAAACCCGGACGGCTCCGGAGACAGAACTGATAACTATTATTACATCCACTCCAACAGGGACTCTTCTCAGTTCTGGCGAACTTTTGATACGAACTATGCCGGATCGGGCGAGGCGCATGAGAACCGCCCTCCCTACATTGTTACCCTCTGGATAATGAAATTATAATAACATGGCAATACGCGAACGCAATAATTTGAAAAGCTGGTTCCAAACGGGGAAGTATCCTACGCAGGACCAGTTCTGGGACTGGATTGACAGCTTTGTGCATAAGTCGGAAGACAAAGTAGACATCGACAGTATAGCCGGGCTTCGCAGCCTGCTGGACAACAAAGCCGACCTGGAAGCATACCTGATCCTGTATCAGCAGGTACAGGAGCTGGTGGCAGCCGGACAGAAAATACGAAGACCGGATGTATTGTCACCGCTGACGGATGCAGCACTGAATGCAGCATATCCGGATGCGTTGCCAGGCACCCAGGTGATCTGCCCTTTTATAGAAGGCGGCGGAGAAGTATATGAAAAATTTGACCAGGGTGCTAACAGCTGGTTCAGATTATACATGACGAAAGGTATATCAAACAATCCTGGTGTCATCGCCGGTGTTGAGATGGACGCTTTTGTTTAGTCATCCTATTAAATTATATGAAATGAATATTGACCTCAAAAAGATAGACTGGGAACCCGGCAAAGC